TGGCACGATACGACGTTGAAACTTTTAGATGTGATCCATCATGAAGTTTTAATTCTGCTAAACCCATTTCAGACATCATAGTTGGTATAACCTCTCCTGAAATATGGTCTCTCTGTTTTTTCATCATCTTCAAATCGTTTTCTAAATCCGCAATACGATCATCACATAACTCTAACTTTTCAACTTGATCTGCTAATGAATATAAACTATCTGTTTTTTTCATCGCATCTTGTTGGTCTTTTTCAAAATTAATTGTCATCTACTTCTCCTTTCTCGTATAGATTAATTTCAATAGGATAATATTTTCTTTCTTGTTTATCCCATTTTAACAAATTATATTTGCCGTTTGTAATATCAGATACAATAGAACATGCAACACCAATTATTGCAGGATCGCCTGTAAGTAGTAAATAATCTTCCGTTGTAAAATCTTTTAACCCTTGTCTCAACTTATATACGAGTGGTCCAGGTGAAAAAATAATTTGTGAAAACTCTGGTAATAAAAATTTAAATTGACCGTAACTAGATGCGCCCATAATATTTATTTTAGGATTGCCTGCTTTAGTTCCAGCTATTTCTTGTATTACAAAAACTCTACTTTCTGACATTGACAAATCATATAACATCCTTTATATTAAAGTCAATAGAAAGATGAATTACAAATTTAAGACAAGGCCGTATAAGCATCAATTGACTGCTTTAGAAAAGTCATGGAACAAAGAAAACTTTGCTTATTTTATGGAAATGGGTACGGGTAAAACAAAAGTATTAATAGATAACATGTCTATGCTTTATGACAAAGGCAAGATAGATGGTGCTTTAATTATAGCTCCAAAAGGTGTAATAAAAACCTGGTATGAACAAGAGCTTCCTACGCATTTACCAGATCACATAGAAAATGTGACAGTATTATGGCAACCTAACATTACTAAAAAACAACAAGAAAAATTAGAAAGTTTGTTTGAAATAGAAACAGCTTTACATATTTTAGTTATGAATGTTGAAGCATTTAGCACCGAAAAAGGTGTTAAGTTTGCGTCTAAATTTTTAAACTCTCACAAGGTATTAATGGCAATAGATGAATCTACAACTATTAAAACACCTAGTGCAAAAAGAACGAAAAATATTATTGATCTTGGTGAACTAGCCAAATACAAAAGAATAATGACAGGATCCCCTGTCACAAAAAATCCACTAGATTTATTTACTCAATGTTATTTTTTAAACCCTTACCTATTAGATCATGCCTCTTACTATTCTTTTAGAAATAGATATGCCATAATGAAAACTATGCATGTTAGAGGAAGATCAATTCAAGTAGTGCACAAATTCCAAAATTTATCCGAGTTGTCAGAAATTTTGCAACCTTTTTCTTACAGAGTTTTAAAAGAGGATTGCTTAGATTTACCTCCAAAAGTATTTATTAAAAGACATATTACGTTAACGGCGGATCAAAGAAAAATATACGATCAAATGAAAAAAGCAGCTATGGCTGTGTTAAACGGCAAAGTTACTACAACCATGACCGTGCTTACTCAATTAATGCGTCTACACCAAATAACTTGCGGTCATTTTACTGCTGATGATGGTAGTGTTCAATTAATACCTAATAACAGAATTACAGAATTAATGAATGTATTAGAAGAAACAGAAGGTAAAGTTATAATTTGGGCTAATTATCAAAGAGATGTAAAACATATTATTAAAGCAATTGTCGATGAATATGGTCCAGGGTCCGTGGTCGATTATTATGGATTAACGCCACAAGAAGAAAGACAAGAGAACATTAAAAAATTTCAAAATGGTGATGAATGTAGATTTATTGTTGGTACAACGCAAACTGGTGGTTATGGTATTACACTTACTAAAGCAAATACCGTTGTGTATTTTTCTAATGGTTATGACCTAGAAAAGAGATTACAGTCAGAAGACAGAGCACACAGAATAGGACAAGACAAAACAGTGACTTATGTTGATCTGATTTGTGAGGACACTGTTGACGAGAAAATTGTGAAGGCTTTAAGAGATAAAATAAATATTGCATCTGAGGTCCTTGGAGAAGAATTAAGATCTTGGATCTAAAACAGATCTTTAGCAGATCCCAATATAGGTTTATATTTTGTTTTTCCCTCTGATCTATATGCATGTAAAAATGATGCTCTTGGTTGGTCCGGAATCCATGAGCAATGAATCCACCCGCTGTTAGGTTCACCCGGAGTATAGAACTCGAGGATAAGCTGATCTGGCGTAAGATTATTTTTTATCCAATCAAATAATTCAGCGTTGTCTGTTCCAATTACTTCGAAGTCTGCGGCCTCAGCTTTGGCGTGCTGTGAATTTGAAGAGCTACCAATAGCAAGACATAACTCTACACTACGAAAACCGCTGGTGATTTTAACCCTGCCAAAATGGTCACGTACCGGTTGAAGAATATTCTCACACAACGCTTTTAATTTTTCTATTTGCTCTGCGTTAGGATTATTATTAATGCCTTTACGTATTGCAGTGTCTGATTTAATTAACTCTGAGAGAGTAAAGTTCCGTGTAAGATTCATGTTATATCTGTTAATAAAGTTATTAAAACAGCTCCCATACCTCCAACTATCCAATATTCTAGTCTTTTAATACGTTCTTGCATTTCTTTTATTTGTTCAAACGTTTGCTTTTGCATTATTCTGCAAAGCTTTTCGTGTGATTCAATTTTTTGTAGTGCCGATTTTCTCGCCATTATGTTCTACTCGCTATTACTTGTTCTTCAGGAGATAATAAAGCAGTCTCTGTACGTGTCAAGTTGGTATTTGGGTTAACATTTTGTGTTGTGCTTACGGTATTTACATTAGGCATTGGCATGTTTGGTAAAGGAGGTGCACTACCTATTGTAAACTCTCTTATTAAATCTAAAGGAAAATCGTTATCTAAATATAGTCTATTAAGTTCTCTAAGAACATTATTAATAACTCCAAATGTGCTTTGTGTCATGGGATTTGTATATCCATTTACTTCTGCGTTTCTAATATACTCATCAATTAATCCTTCAGGTATATCAAAAGGTGTAAATCTATTTGCACGTATCGCATTAAAATCTTTACCTTTTCCACGTCTGTCAAATATAGTTCCTATTTGTTGATCAGTATATCCTAAAGTTTTCATAGCTTCGATGCTTTGTTTCATATCTTTTTGTGCTTCAAACCAAGAAGCATTTCCTTGAACAAGTTCTTTTAAAATGTCATTTGCATCAACTTTACCTCTAGGTCTTGGTAAAAATTTTCTACTATCTCTTAACGCTCCATTGTAGTCAGATATCTTGTAACCAAGAGATTCTTCAAAATCCATTTTTTGATTTCTAAATCCAAAGAATCCACCAAGTTCACCTGTTAAACTTAAATCTCTACCTGTTTCAGGATCCTCTCCATAGATACCTGCTTTTATAGTTCTTGATATTTGTGGTAATGATAATGGTGCAAGAGCTTCAACTAAATGTTTAATACCTTTGGCCATTTTATCTCCTTCAGGATCTCTTGGATTCCATACTTCTGAACCCGTATCTGTTCTACCACCTCTTGAATATAAATCATTTAACGCCTGTACCCAAATAGATTCACTAACAAATGGATCAAGAAATCTACCTAATGCTCTTGTTGTTCCTCGTATCATGCCTTGAATCAAAGGTTGTTCTTTACCAGCTTCTACATTTGCTATTACAGATTGGATTGGGTTTACAACCGTATCATACGCAAAACCATGACTAAAATCTGTGTAATAATAATTACCATCTTTATCTTTACTTGGTATGATCGTAGATTCTCTAGACCACTCAGGTAAAAATTTTCTCATAGCTGCCAACTCTTCTCTTGTAATACCATAAATACCTCTAAAAGTTTCAACAACAGCTGGGGGTATTATTGCTAAGGTAGTTCCTAAACCAATTAATCTTCTTGCACCTATACTACGTAGTGCAGGATCTGCTAATTCTTTTAGACCTTGTTCTGTAATATTAAATGTTGTTCTAACAATCTCAGCAGGAAACGATACAAAGTTACCAAGAGGAGATCTACGTAAACCTTTTATAAAATCTGATACATATGCATAGTTTGGCACTGTATTTCTAACAATACTTGCAGCCTGTTTTGCAAGTTCTATATCAGGTTTTGTGCCTCTGTAAGCGTTTTTTAAATTATCAAACTCTGCAAGATAATTATATATTTTATAAAAATCATCCTCTGCAACGTATAGATCTTGTGCTCCTCTAAACACTTTGTTCATTCTTTTACCTAATTTACCAAAAACTCTCTCTACGAAATCACCACCTTTTGCAATATCTTTTAATAGTCCTTGCACATCTTGAAATGTAGAACTTGAATTAACTACACCTTCATCCAGTAAAAATCTATAGAACGCCTGATCTTCTGGTAGATTTCTATAAGCTATTTGTGGTTGTATTGTATTAAAAGACTGTTTAAAACTTTTTAAAATAAATCTTGGATCTTTAAATAAATTACCTGTACCCGCACTAAATGCAACTGCACTTGTAAAGTTACGCATGTGTGTAAATGGACTCAATACTGTTTTAGCAACCTGTGCTCCTGCTTTTGGCACTGCTATTAGATATCTATACAGACTAGATTTCATTAAACCATCTAGTGGCATTTCTTCTGCAAATTTTATTGCTTGTTCAAACTCTGATGAGGTAAATTTACCGTTCATAGGGTTAGTGTATATTTCTTCTCCAAGAGGTGATTTTATCTGCATACCATTTCTACCCATGGTATATCCTGGTCTATTAGGTAAATTTAATTGTGCCTGTGATGGGTTATCAAAAACAATTTTACCACTTTGTACGATTGTATTATAAAATTTATCTCTTGCAGTGATTGAAGACATTGCCTGCATATTATTAATAATTGTTCTTCTTGCGTCTTTTATCTCTCCAAATAATTCCCTAAATGCTTTTAAATCTCTTTGACCTGTAATTAAATCTTTAGGATCAAATTTGTTTGTAGATATCATTTTAGAAATATTTATCTCTTGTGTTACGCCATCATAAAGTGCACTTTTACTTTCAAATCTAAATGCTGGTGACTTTGTTACAGGGTCCATTTTTACATTTTCAAGAACTCTATCCACATCCAACAAGGCATCTTTATCTGTATATCCTTTAACTTTATTATTTTTTGCATAGTTCATAAACACTTGTGCAACAGCCTGTCTTTTTTCGTCTGATGGTATGTAATTTGTTGTTTTTACTATTTTATTATTTTGAAATATTTTGTAATCGTTTGATAGTGTTGAATTTAATCTTTGGCTAAAAAAATTCAATAACTCATCTTTGTTTGTTGTAGTTAAATTACCGCCTTGTAACAAATCTGTTTGTAATCTGTTAAAAGCTTTTTTAGAATTAGTAACTGCAGCTATTAATTCATCTTGTTTTGCTGCGGGTATTTTAAGATTAGTTAATGATTTTTTAAAATCTAATAATTTTTTTTTATCAAAATTTCTAAAAACTACTTCGTTGTTTACAATAGTATCTTTACCAGTTCTAATCAAACCATCCATACTTTCTAATATGGCATCTGTATTTTTTACTCTTTCAGCTGCTGTAAATGATTTATCAAATATAGTTTTAAAAGAATCATCAATGTCTCTTACTAAATCTTTTGCAACAATAGCTGCTGCACCCTCTTGTCCTTCAACTCTCATTTGTGCTTCAAACAACTCTTGTGACTTTTTACTTCTAGGTCTAAACGTAGATGCAAATTTATCTAATATTCTTTCAAATTTAGAATTACTATATGCAAGTTCTTTACCTTTTTTACCAAGAAATTTTGCACCTTGTCCGATACCATATACAAAAGGCGTTAACAAAACACCTTCTGCAAAAAACTTAGCCCTGTTTTCTAATCTTCTAATAGCATCATCTTCTGTATCTCTTGTAGCATCTCTATCTAAACCTGTCCCTATGGCTGGTGCAACATCGCCAAAAGTTCCTATATCTTCTATATCGTAAACAGCAGCTGCACCTGCGGCACCACCAAGACTAGTTGCAGCATATTTAGAATATCTTGCTGTTTTATTTAATTCGTTTGCTTTCTGTGCACCTTTTAATAAATTTTTACCTTGTTTACCTGTTACGGCAACTCTCTTACCTTTTTGTATACCACCAACTACTTTAACAGCTATATTACCAGCAAGTTTTGCAGCTCTTGCTGCAGGCACACCAACTTGTACTAATGCTTCTGTTATTCTACCTGCTGCGGTATCTCTTGCTTTATCTTCTAAACCGTTGATAACATCACCTACAACACTGTCATCAATAAACTTTTCTAATCTTGCAACAGCACTGTCATCGTAATTAACACCCTCACCTTGTGTAGCATCATATATTTCTGCTGCCACCGAAACCAAACCTAAAGGTATTTTAATTAGACCAGAACCGATTCCTGCTGCAACAGATACGGCTAAATTTGTTTCTGTTTCTGGTTCTTGAATTGCGAATCTATCGTACTTTTGTACCATGGTAGATCCTATTTATTAATTTGTATTTCAACAAACCCTTTTGGTACACCATCACCACCTGGTGCATTTGAATCTCTTTGAAAGTATTTACCTGAAATTGCATCATGATAAGTAAATCCTTCTTTGTAATTTTTTTTATTTGGATTCCAATAAGGATCTTCAATATCAAATGAAAGATCTTCGTTTTTCTTCTGTATGCTAGGAAAATCATATTCAAAAGTTGCCATTCGATTTGCAACTAAACTATTAACTCTCATATTTTTGGATATTTCTGCTGCGTTAGTTTCAATTGTTTTTTCACGTTTTTCTCCAGGCATAAAATCTACACCATATATTTTTTTCTTTGCTAAAGCGTTAAGTGCAGCATTATATTTTCCAAAAAATTCACTGTCTGGATTATCGGCTAAAACTTGTGCTTCTTTTTGTATTTGAATTCTATCGTCATCACCTAAATCCTCTAACAATTGTAATTCTTTTTCTTGTTCAAACTCTCGCTCTTCTTTTTTTCTAGCAAATTGAGCTTGTTGATAAGTATCAAACGGATCTTTTGCTGCTCCTGCAATAGTAGAAAAAATATTTCCTGTCGGTCTAGCAGTAGCTATATTTAAACCTAAACTTGTTAAAAATCCTGGTATTGTATCAAGACCAAGACCAGTTGGTTCTTTCTTTATTTTTGAAGTTATTTTACTTGTGAGTGCATTACCTGGTAATGATCTACCAGCAACATCTAGCATGTTTGGTCCTGGTCCATTTCTATATCCTGGTCTATCAAGTCCTGATGTAATGCCAGTTCCTGATGAACCACCTATTCTAAACATTGGTCTTTTTAGTGTTCTACTTCTCATTATCTAGATCCTAAATATAGGCCTCCTAGTGTGGTTGCAATACCTAGAGCAGACTGTAATGGTGTAGGTTGTGGTATGAACTCCTGCCTTGTTCCACCTGGATAACCACCCATTAGACCTGTTACTTGTGCAGCATATCTATCTAACTGTTGTTGTGGTTGGAATGCTGCTGTTGTTGCTGCTTGTCTTTGTGCATCAAGTTGTGCTTGGCTTAATGATCTGTCGATTGCGCCCAATGCTCCAAGTTGTCCGACATCTGCTCTTTGTAATCCAGGGACTAGTGATGCTAGTCCTGTTTGAAATTGTCCTAAACCTTGTTGTGCTTGGGCAACACCAAATCTGTTAGCGATATCTTGCTGTCTCGCACCCATTGCCTGTCCAAATCCTTGTTGTAAAAGATTTGCTTGCAATAAAGCACGTTCACGTGCCGCCCCCGTACCAAACTCGGCGAGTTGTACGCCCGCTCGACCAGCGCCGAGCACACCCAAAGCTGCTTGTTGATCTCTTATCTGTTGCTCTCTTTGTGCAGTGTTACGATCAAATTCAGATAAAGTTGCATCAATCACTTGTGATTGAAATGGTGACATAAAATCTGTTACTTGTTGCGTAGTTGGTGCTCCAAGAGGTATGGCCCCTAATCCTGTTGCAGCAGCTCCTACTTGTTGTTGCGCTGCAGTTAAAAATGGTTGAAATGATCCTAAACCTGCTTGTGCTCTAGTTCTTGCGTCTTGTTCTAATTGACTTAAACCTGCAACTTGTGGTGCAAGTCCTGCTAAACTCTGTTGTCTAATATCAAATTGTTGTGCTGCTTGTTGTCTTTTTGCAAAATCTGCAGCTGATTCACCTGCTAATTGTGATATACCAGCTGTTCCTGGTGCAACAACAGGTATCTGTGCTTGGGCCGTGATCTGTGTTGCAAGATCTGTACCTAATTTATCTACAAATGGTGCGGGTAGTGTTCTAGTTTCTTGTACGGCCATTAAATTACTTCCTCTAATCTTTTTGATGTTTGAAACATTTTACGTGCGCCTTCTAATCCTTGCGATTCTTCAGATACGTCACCCCCGGACTCGAGGTTCTTCATCATGTTATACATAACTTCTGCGCCTTTGTCTACATCTCCATCACCTGCATTTCTTACAGCCTCCGCTGTAAATACAAACTCATTCTTTGATAATCTTGCAGGGACATCATCTGCTTTTTCCATACGTCCTATTGGCACAAAGCCACCTTCAGCTCTTAAATCCATCTCTTGTCCACCCATGTCTAGTAGTGGCATAGTCTTTTTAGCTACGGGTTCTTTTTCTGTAGATCCACCATCTGCCATGAACTTAGATCTTAATCTGTCAATCTCTTCGTCTAATAATTCTAATTCTGATTCTGTTAAATCTTTTAATTGTTTACCAAACATCTCCATGGCCATGTCATTTTTTTCTGACATGGGGTCTAAGTAACCAGCCATTTTCATAATACCTTCACCATCTTTTAATCCAATTCTACCACCCTCAGCCATTCTAAATGCAGGAAATAAAACACTTCTAGGATCTGTATATGCTCTTGGATCTATTTTACCACCAACTGATCCAGTTGTTCCTAATCCTTCTCCTTGTTCTTCTTCTTCTTGAAGAAAAAGTGGTGCCGCTGATAATAATCCACCACCTACTAAAGCTTTCATTCCTGGACTTAATGCTTTAAATTTTGTAAACGCTGCAGCTGGACCTCCAAAAGGTAAAGTTGCAAGACCCATTAATCCTAATTTACCAATAGGACTTTTAACTATCTTCTTAACTGCTCTTTTAGCTTTTTTAACTAACTTACCTAAAAAATATTGTTGTCTACCTGCAGCATCCATAATGCCTCCACCTATCATACCACCATCAGCTGCCCTCATTAATTGTGTTTTTGGAAAATCAGTCTGTTCTTCGTCTTCTTGTAATAATTTTTGAAGTTCTTTTTCTTTTTTTGCAGGGAATGGTATGCCTAAATCTTCAGTTAATCCTTTTTCTTTAAATAAACTTTTTAATCGTTTATCTTTTTTTGAACCTGGTTCAAATGCCATTAAATTATCAAGAACATCAGCGGGTAAATCATCTTCAAAACTATCTTGGTTAATATCTTTTTGAAAAGGTGTTAATTCTATTCCAGGTACTTCCAATAAACCTTTTGTATCAGGTTTGCTTCTTGGAATAATCATATTTTGATTTAATAAATTATTAGGATCATTTGCTGTAAAACTTATATTAGATATTTTAGGATCGTCTTCAAAGTCCTCTGGCACTTGTCCAAATAAACCTAAATTATTAAATTGTGACATGTCATAAGTTGGTTGATCAAATCTTTTTCCTAAACCAAGCCTTTGTCCAAGACCTCTAATTATATTTCCAAAAAATCCACCGCTTGTTAAAAATCCTAAAAGACCACCACCCCTTGTTCTTCTCATGGCTTTTTTTGCAAACGGACTTGTTTTAGCAAATTGTCTAGCTCTTGCTAATTCAATTGGAGATATAACATTTCTACTATCAAAGAAACCTGGGTTAACTCTTTGACCTGCACCTGCTGCAATAAATGAAGATCTTAAATCTTGTTCTTGAGTTGTTTTAGCGCCAGGTGCAAAACCTTTTGGAGCAAACGCTGCTCTAACTTCCGCCCTATCTCTTGCATCTCTACTACCTGTTTCAGCTGCGCTCATCGCAGCACCAGATGTAAAACCACCATCAGCATCAAATGAATCATAACTAGGTATACCTTTTGGTCCTTTATGCGGTGTTCCTGGCTTCTTTTTCTTTAACATCTTAGCCTCAGCAGCTGTAATGTATGCTAATTTAGTTGCCGGTGCATTTTTTCTAGCTTTAAATTCTTTTGGTACAGTTACAGATTCAGAGTTTTTTATGTAATTTAAAACTCCATCTTGTTCCACAGCTCCTGCTGTTTTTAACATCTGTCTTGCTTGTTGTGATCTTGTTATGGCCATCTTACTATCTTATTTTGTTTCTCCAAATAAATCAAGGCTTGGCATGATAACTCTTACATCTTTTCTTATGTCAGATTCTGGTATATTTTTAGCTTTCCACTCGGAATCGTCTTTATATACTTCGCCCGTTTTTATATTTGTTATAGTTGTTATAACCTCTTTTGGTTCTATTGTTGGTATATCTTTCACTATGTTGTTACCTCTCTTGGCTGTATTTCTAATATTGAAGCTATGACGTGCAGCTCGTTCGCGTCACCAGCTTGTACTTTAAGTATCTCACTTTCCTCCATTACAAGAGGTTGAGTTAAAAGTTCTGTTGTAGCATTACCTGATATAGTTTTTGTTTTAAACAAACTAAATATATTACTACTAGCATCAACCAATGTTACTGTTATCGTGGTTCCTGATCCGGCATCCTCGGATACTAATATAGATTTAACAACAGCTGTTTTAAAACTAGGCACCGTATATAGTGTAGTTAAATCTGTTGTAGTTAAATCTGCTTTTTTATTTATAAAATTATTAGCCATTATTGTAAAAAGAAGTTAAATGCTTCTACCTCATCTTTTAGTTCTTCTTGAAACGTTGTGTTTAATTTTTCTACTATTGCATCAAGATCTCTAACTTGTGCTTCTGCTGTAAATAAATCATACTCTTCACTTGGTCTTGTTAATACTTGTACTATCTTTGCCATTATCTACGTCCATCTGGTTGTATGTCTAATCTAAAAGTGCCTAGTTTCCAACTTTGAGCAGAAGATGTATTTTCTACTTTTAATGCAACAGCTCTAGCTCTTGCACGTGTGTCTACTTTTTGTGTAGAAGACGAAACAGTAAAAGGTCCTAATGCTGAGCTCGCTTGACTATCATTTGGAAAATTTCTTAATTGTAACGTAACTTGTGTATTACCAGTCTGTGATATAAAGTCTGGTATAAATCTTCTTATTTTCATTAAGAACTCACCATCCCCTCTTAAATCAGCAGCGCCAGTTGTCTGACCTCTTTGTACTCTTTGACTTATATCAAAATCTCCTGATGCAATGTTTGCGGTGATAGCTGTAACAGACCCTCCCTTAACTTGATCTGTTCCTGTTTCATGTTCATAGTATGTTGTTCTACCCTCAGTGTTTCCTACAACATCAAAAGATGTATCTGTAGCTGCATCATATTCTAATGCATGTGGTTTACCAAATATAGCAGAGTCTTCCCACATAGTTCTAGCAAGTGTACCTACAGTCCATACAGGTCTTTGTGGTGACGAATCAAAATAATTATATGCAACCATTCTATTTACAACTGATGATCCTGTTGTTGGATAGAACCACATAACTTCACCAAACAAATTATTTAATCCTGCAGACACCATTTGATTACCAGATTCTAAATTTATGTTATCGTAAACATGATCCTCTACTAAACAAGGTAATGATTCTAGTTTACCAGCATATCTAAAAAAACCATTTTCTGACATCCAATATGCAGCACCATCAACTTCAACACATGCATTCTGTCCTGCAAGTCCACAGTTAGTTCCAACTTGTGCAAATGCAAAAGTAAAAGGTTGACCAACAAAACGTTGCGTAAATAATGCTGTATCGGTCCAAACATATATTGCATCTCTACCTCTAATAGCCCCTCTGATCTGTGATCCATCGGCCAGTCTTTGTGTGCCGGCTGTGTTAGTTGCTGTTGGTACATAGGTGTTAATATCTTCTTGATCAGAAAATCTTATAAACATATCATCTTGTGTAGATGTATCTCCGATAGTTGTTTCTGTTCCAAAAAATACTAAGTGTCTATCTGGTGTAGATACTAACATGTGTCTTGATGCAGTTGGTGCACCTGTTATAATTACAGCTCTTGTATCTGTTGCATTTGATGCAACAGAGTTCCATTCAAATACTGCACTATCATGGATAAGACAGATTGCTTTGTCACCAAAATTATCTAGTGACCACATACCAGGTTCTAATACTAAATCACCAGATGCAGCTTCACCCCATGCTACATAATTTGCTGTACTAGTCACTGTATCTCCTGCACCATGAGATGCTGCAGTGGTATTTCTTACACCTCTTATAACACCAGTTAATTCATTAGATGAATTAATACCTGTATAAGATATTTCTTCTGTACCTATTAAAACAAAGTTTGTACCAGAATCTGGAAACTGAGATGGATCTGCTAATGTAATACCAGTAGTTGCTGATGCATTAATCGCTCCTGATAGTGTTGTGGTAAAAGCTCCTACTTCTTCACCACCCCAAGTACCTAAAGACCAACCAAAACCTTTTGCTTGCACTGCTGGTCCTACAGGATAATAATGTTGCACTCTAATACCACCAGATGTTGTTGCACCAGATCCTGACTCGTTTGATGGCATTGTAACTGTAATTGTTGAACTTGTAGGTACAGTTGTTACCATAAATTTTTTATCGTTAAAATCTGCAGCTGCAAAATCAGAATTAGTAATAGATGAAAAATTATCTAATAATATTATATCACCTGCCGATATGTTGTGAGCACTGCTAAAAGTTATTGTAACAGCTGATGATCCGTTGGTTGTGGTAAATGCACTTGTAAGAGTTGTTGTAGATTTAATCGGATGTATATCATAAAATACACCGCCTGAGTATGCGTATAAAATTCTATTTGTGCCTATAATTGCATATTTTCTGCCTAGGCTGTTTACAAAATGATGAAGTCCACGTCCTGCACCAGTTAAATTACTCTCACCTAATTGTTTCCAGCCACCTATTTTTTCAGGTGTGCCATATCTAAATCTAACATTATCACAGTCGATCCATTGACCTTCTGCTCCTGTTGGTGTTACTTGTTTATTGATTCCAGGTGCAAACCCTATTTTTTGTAGCATATAACCTCATTATATATTAAAAGGCCCAGCTTACAAATGAGTAACGCGTGCCTTTTGTAGTCTCTCTAACTTCATGTGGATACATAAAATTAGATGGAAATAATAGTATATCACCCGTTTTTAACTCAATTTTCTCTCCTCTGCAATAGAATTCAGAGCCCTCATAGTCTTCATTTAGGTTGGCTACAATAGATACTAAAGGCACCCCTTTCATCTGACCATCAAAGATACTATGTATATGATCATAATGTTCTCTCATCATAGTGCCTACAGGATATCTGTTAAAACGTATGGGACTAAATTTACTGAGCCATGGTCCTTGAGTCTTGTCTCCTGGTACACTATGTTTTTCTTGATACTCACCTAATGCTTTGACTAAATATGGTGTTATCTTTTCTTGTTGTTCTTTAGTGCAAGGCATTACATCTAATTCTTTTGTTGGTTCTGATGTCATTGTGCCTGCAGCGTAATTATTCCATTTATGTTTCTCCCATATCTTTTTATTGCATTCATCTATTAATGCTTCACATACTTCTTTTGGTATGTGATTTTTTACGTATATATAACTTTTAATTGTGCTCATTCATTAACCTCCTTATATCTAAATGAGTTAGTGATTGTTCTGATCCAATAGCGTCAATACAAAATGTATTGAATGATACACTTATTCTATCTTCTTCACCGTGATTAATTGGTACGCTATGTTTCAATGAAGATGGAAATAATATTAATTCACCTGGTTTGCAAGGTAGCATAAATGATTCTGAATTCATATGGTTATATTTTTCTGGATCTAGTTTCATACCATCTTGTCTATCTTTAGAAAAAGATATAGGCGGTAGTTTTTCGTTTATTTGAAAATACATTACACCAGATATAATACTATTTGGATGCACGTGTTCATGATGTTTAGATCCTTTTGGATTTCTGTTAGCCCAACATTGTGTAATAACTAACCTTTGTTTTGTATTTAAAACGTTTGTTGTAAATTTATTTATAGCCTCTCCTAAAAAATTTTTTATATCTTTAAACTCTTCGTTACGTAACAGATAAGAATCATCAGATCTAAAATTACCATTCTGTTGTTGTTTACGATAACTAATAGTTTTTAAATAATCTAACTCTTTATCAATCGGTTGTTCGTATGGCACGATCAATAAAGGTGTAGGAAATAACTGTAATAATTCTTCTTTCATTTTGTAGGATACTACACTATTTTATTATGCTTGTAAACCACCATGATTATCAGATGCTCCACATAAACATTCACCTGTATTTGATAAATCTCCAAAGTCTGCAGCATTTCCTGTTGAAGCAATTGTTATAAAGTCTATAGTGTTATAGTTGTTTGGAGCCAATCTACCTCCCGCAAATACACCTCTAATTGAATTACTCATTCCTGCAGCGCCGTATCTATTTTGACTAGGATCACCAAAATCAGTAGCATTACCTGTTGATGCTATTGTTATGTAATCAAGTATTGCCCCTCCGTAAGGAGAAGATGGTGTGGTTATTCCTGAACCAAATACTCCTCTTGTAGAAGAAGATACTCCGTTTAAATAAGTTCTACCAGCAGACAAGTCACCAAAATCTGTAGAATCTCCTGTTGAAGCAATAGTTACGTAATCCATTATATTTGATTCTGTAGTGCTTGGAGTTGCACCTCCTCCTACGACTCCTCTTACTGAACTAGATAAACCTCCAGCTGCATCTGTTCTTGCTACTGTTAAGTTTCCAAAATCTGTAGCGTTACCAACAGACGCCATAGTAATGTAATCAATTACATCTGATTTTGTAGGAGTGTCTCCTCCTGAAAATAATGCTCTTGTTGGACTACACACGTTTCCTGCAGATCTAGCTCTTGTAACTGATGTATCTCCAAAATCAGAATACGTACCTCTTGATGCCATTTCTGTAACATCAATTACATTTACAGCAGATGGACTAGATCCTCCTCCTGCAATACCTCTTGTTAAAGAACTAGCTCCTGCAGCATAATTTCTAGATGAAGTAGTATCTCCAAAATCTGATGAATTACCTGCAGTAGGAATATGAACAAGATCAACATTAGTGTTAAATGGCACTCCAACACCTTGAACTAAACCTCTACCTGATCCAGGCATATGGGTTACTGATGAACGTGGTAACACTCCTAAATCTAATCCACCGTGACCATTACTACAAGTATTAGTACCACTTTTAGCCTCGGTCAAATCACCAAAATCTGTTCCATCCCCGGTAGTTGCTATTGTTACAAATTCTATTGTGTTTTGAAGAGTTGGTGTAGAACCACCACAACGAACTGCTCTTGTTTTATTTGACGTTGAACTTGGAACAGCGACAGCAGTTGTCATATCACCAAAGTCTGTTGCGTTTCCTGTTGAGGCGATTTGAACAACATCTACAGTTTTTATTCTAGTGGTTGTATAACTATTAAAAAAAAGACCTCTAGTAGTTGAACCTGCTCCACCTAGATGTCGATTTGCTACAGTTAAATCACCAAAGTCTGTCGCATTACCAGTTGTTGCTGTTGTAAAAAAATCAATAGCGTTTGTATTATTTCCATCTGATTTTTCTCCTCCTGCAAATAAAGTTCTTGTAGGACTAGATAAAGCACCTCCTCTATCAGTTCCATTTGAAAGATTTCCAAAGTCTGCTTTAAATCCACTATTTGCTGTTTCTATATACTCAACTGTATTTGAAAATGCAGGTGCTCCATTACCCATAAACATAGAACGAGTGCTGTCCCCTGCTGCTCCATGAGTTCTAGGAGTTATTCCAAGCGATACAAAATTTGCAGTGTTTCCTCCTGCTTCAAAATTTACTTGTTCAGTAGACCCTCCTCTTGCCCAAAAAGCACGAGTAGGAGAAGCTCCAGATTGGGCTTCACCAACAGTTCCTCTTAAATCACCAAAATCTGTAGCATTACCTGCTACAGCTATATTAAAAGTTTCAATTTTATTTGTATTACTTGGAGTGTATCCACCACCTACTAAAGCTTTACTACCATTACCAGCGTCCCACTGGTTACCTCTTTGTTTTTTATAAGCTTCTCTAATATCCCAAACTTTTCCTGCGTTAGACATTATGCTAAACCTCCGTGACCTGTAGAACTAGAGCTTTGATTATATCCTCCAGCAGTAAGAACATCACCATAAGTTGTTCCATTTCCTGTTGAAGCTATATTTATCCTATCGGTAGTTGAAACATTACTAGGCGTTCTACCACCACCATATATGGCTAGTGTTTTATTTGAAGCTGAACATTTTATATTTCCTCTAGCTGATGTTAAATCTCCAAAATCTGTAGCATTACCAGTAGAGGCAATTGTCACATATTCAATAGTGTTTACAACGCTAGGACTTGCCCCTCCTGCAACTACACCTCTCGTTGAAGAAGATGCACCAGCTAACCCACTTCTAACTGAACTTAAATCTCCAAAATCTGTTGTATTACCTGTTGATAATATTGTTATGTATTCTATTACGTTTATTACTGAACCTGAATAACCACCATTTATTACTCCTCTAGTAGTAGAACCAAAACAACCAATATTATTTTTACCAGCACTCATATCACCAAAATCAGTTGCATCACCTGCTGTAGCTATAGTAACATAATCCATAACATTGGTATATGTTCCTGGTGATACATACCCCCCACATCTTACACCTCTTGTATCATTTGATATCCCAACTGGATAATTAGCTCCTTGTGTTAAATTTCCAAAGTCAGAAACTATTGCTGATGATAATGGGAAAAATTGATCTATAACATTTGAAAGAGTGGTTCCTCCATCAGGTGAGCCACCAAATAAACAACCTTTAATGGTATTTCCAAATCCACCAACAGCATATTTACTTCCACTTATGTCTCCAAAATCAAAAAAACTTCCAGATGACGCCATATCCGTCATTGCTATTTGGTTTGAAAAAGATGGATAAGCACCTGCGTAATAAGCTCGTGTATTTCCACCTGCTTGTTGTACAGTAACTTCATTACCCATACCAGAGTGTTGAGTGCAATAATAATATAATCTATATGGTGTTGAAGTTGTAACTTCTATTTTTGTGAATGCAGTTGCAGAACCAGGTGTTCCTGATGTGGTCACTCCAGTGGTATACTCCGATCCTGAATTATGTGTGCCATCCGGTGTTTCAGAAAATCTTAAAGGGTGTCCACTATTAGAACTATCATCTTGATTCCACTCGTATGTGCAACCAGGAAACAAAGTTATATACGTTTGTAATATTCCATCTATGTAGTATTTATTGCCAGAACCTGGATTTACTACAGTTATATTTAATTTAAATGTTGTTGACCTAGCCACCGACTAATCCTCCATGTCCGTTTGATGCTCCAGATGGTTTACCTACACTAAAAATTAAATCTCCATAATCAGTAGCGTTACCTGTTGATGCAATAGTTATCTTGTTCATTGTGTTTGTTTTACTAGGTGTTTCACCTCCACCAGTCACGCCTCTAATTGTATTAGATACTCCGTCAAGAGCAGCGGTTGCTGTAGTTAAATCACCAAAATCTGTTGCGTTACCTGTTGTAGCAATAGTAATATATTCTATTACGTTTAAAACAGTGGAAGTAGTAGTTCCACCAGCAAAAATTCCTCTTGTTGTAGAAGCTAAACAAGCAGGAACGTAAACAGCATTATTTAAATCACCAAAATCTGCAGCGTTACCTAAAGTAGCAATTGTTACATAATCTATATCATTTGCTCCAGCTCCTGGAGATTTATAACCACCACCCCATAATCCTCTGGTGTTAGAAGCACATCCTTTTAAATTTTGTCTTTGAACATTTTGATCTCCAAAATCAGCCGCATTACCTAATGTTGACATTGTAATATAACTAATAACATTTGTGTCATAGTTGGAAGATTTTCTTCCACCTGCATTTAACATTCTTGTGTTGTTATTACATGCTGCTGCAATCTGTTTTGATTCTAGATCATCTCCAAAATCTGCTGCATTTCCATCTGTTGAAAAAGTAACGTATTCTATGCTATTAGTTACAGATGGTGCCAAACCTCCTATAATAATACCTCTAGTTTTACTTCCTCCTCCTGATCCACCATAACGTGCAATACTTAAATCTCCAAAATCTGCTGCGTCCCCATCTGTGCTTATTGTTATTTTGTTTATAAGAGATCTAAGAGTAGGTGATTCACCAGCCATAAATAATCCTCTATCTCCACCAGCTTCGTTGAAAGGTATTGGTCTTGTTCCTTGATACCCGTCGTTTAGTCCGCCGTGTGAGCTTGAAGTTGCAGCTGCATAATAATACGCTCTAGTTGTATTTCCAAAATCTGCCGCTGTACCGCCATTTGCTATTGTCCAAAAATCAATATTAGTTTGAGTTGAGGGTGATTTATATCCTGATAAATATAAACCTCTAACAGAATTAGAAGTTGCTCCACCATTTTGTCTGCCATCTGTTAGGTCTCCATAGTCAATAGAATTACCTTGTGATGCCATTGTTATAAACTGAAGCATTGTTAATGTGGCTGGTGTACCACCACAAAATACCCCTCTTGTAGAACTACATGCACCTTGAGGGGCACCATCATTAGTTTGTTGAAGATCCCCAAAGTCTGTCATATTTCCTGTTGTAGAAAAAGTTAAAAAATCTATTATGTTACTAGCTGAAGGTGTTCCACCACCAGCGTTAAATGCTCTCGTTGGAGACGAACCTGAACCATTAACAAATCTTGCACTAGTTGTATCGCCAAAATCTGTTGCGTTACCGGTAGAATTTATTGTTACATAATCAACAACATTAGAACCACTTGGAGTTGCTCCTCCCATAGTTACCGCTCTTATTGAATTACTAGCAGATGCAGTAAGTCTTCTAGCAGTTGTTAAATTACCAAAGTCTGCAAAATTTCCTGTTGTAGTAAAAGTTGCATAATCTATTTCATCTTGAAGTGTTGATCCTGTATAGCCGCCAAAAAATAATCCTCTAGTTATAGATCCTGCAGCTCCTAATTGTGCTCTTCCAACTGATAAATTACCAAAAACAGATGAGCTACCTGTTGTTGAAATAGTAGCTTTATCCACACTCATAGTAGAAGAATCAAAACCTGAAACTAAAGCTATTGAATTATAATTAGGCCAATACCCACCCATTACCGCGTCATAGACTTCACGCAGGTTCCAAACGCCTCTAGCGTTATCGAGTTGCGGGTAGTTAGCCATTTACTAACCTATCTTTTTAGACCAGACGTATGTGGCTGCAGCTGCTTGATCGAATGGTACAGTTGCATCTGGATTAGTAGGATCTTCATCAGTCCAGTCAGATGTATAACTATCTAAATATGTTTTTACATCTGCTTCACTTGCAAGTTCACCAAGTCCTACTTCACTTGAACCATCAACCGTTGCACCGATCATAACTTCTTCAGGGTCAGGATAATATCCACCATCATCTATCCATGTTGGAATTGTACCTGCATCTGTAAGTTTGTATTTAACTATCTTGTTTGCCATTTGGTTTCTCCTTATTATCTAAAAGTTTAGTATTGAGCGACTCTTCATCGTATAGCTTGAATCCTCTTCGTTCTGCAAACTTAACAGAGTCACCAGAGAATTTGTCAGCGCACGCTTCTAACCATTGCATGGTCATTTCGTGGGTAGGCGCTTTGCCTTCTTTCATTAACTTATTTTCCATTTCTAAATAAGCATAAATTTCAGCTTGTGCCTGTGCACTATTTATACCCATATCAAAGAGATAAATCAAGTTTCCTTCGTCAATGACTCCACCTCTAGCACGGGCAGCATTCAGAGCCTGTTTCATGCAAGTCATCACATGATATCTAGACTCTTCTTTTTCGTACTCTTCCTCTGTGATATCATCTTTACCTAACTTCTTCAAGATACTCTTATACTGATTAGTAAAGAAGTTCATCTTTCTAATGGCTCCAGATACTGAATTTTGTATATTGTTCATATTTACCTTAATCTCTAGAATCTCTGTATCAAGTAGTTCTCTTTCAAACTCGTCCTTGTAATCTCCATCAGCCATCTTTTTTTCTTTTTGACGAAGCTCTATATCCTTTTTCATCAGTTTAAGCTGTGCTTCTTCTAAAGCCATTCTAGTTTTATCTAGTTCAGCTAGCGTATGTTTAACTGATCTAATAGGTGTAATTGCTGTAACATCTAGCATAACACCCATAAATTGTGAATGTGATTTATAAAAGTTTGAGCTTGATTGTTTTATTGCTGGTAGTGTTGCGTTGATGTTGGTTAACATTTGTTTATACTCTTTTTTAACCAGTGGTGAGTTTGATAGTTTCTGAATTACCAGATCTTTAGATGATGACATATTTTTCTCCTTTATGATTTAGCATGTATATGATCATGTTGTGGGTTTTATACTATAGAATCTTATGAAAGTCCACCATGTCCAGTAGAAATAGCTCCACGACATCCACCATACATAGCCAAACTTAAATCTCCAAAATCAATTGCATTACCTGTTGAAGCGATTGTTACGTAGTCTATAGTATCTATAGTAGGCGACTGTCCTCCTGCCCATAGACCTCTTAAAGAATTACCAGTGCATCCAGCTAATCCACCTCTAGCAACTGTTAGATCGCCAAAATCTGTTGCATTTCCCGTAGAAGCAATTGTTATATAATCTAAAATATTATATTTATTTGGACCTGAATCAGTTCCTCCACCTACTATACCTCTTGTTGTAGAGCTAACAGCACCACCATCATATCTCGCTTGTGTTAAATCTCCAAAGTCTGTAGCATTTCCTGTAGATCCAATTGTTATGTAATCTATAATATTAACCACCGAATTAGTAGGTGCTGTAGCATATCCACCTGCACATATTCCACGAGTTGAATTTCCAGTTGCATTTGGAGTATATCTAATTAAAGTCAAATCTCCAAAATCAGTTGCATTACCGATACTAGCCATAGTCACATATTGTATTGTATTAACTGCAGCAGGAGAAACTTCACCACCATAAGTTATACCTCTAGTAGAATTAGATCCTCCACTAGCGTACCAAAAATTTATTGTTGAGTCTCCAAAATCTGAAGCATTTCCTTTTGATTGCATTTCAATGTATCGAATGTCAGTAGACTGAGCTGCGCTAGTTCCCCCTGCAGTAAACCCTCTTGTGGCACTTGAAAAACTAGCATTAGCAAATGCTGTAGCACCCATGTCTCCAAAATTTAAAGAATTACCTAAATTTGAAATATTTATAAAATCAATTTTTGATTGTGCGGTGCCTCCATTATTTTTTCCACCCATAAAAATACCAATATTTCCTATACCAGCACCTTGTGCTAAAGGTTTACCTGTTGGTGAATAAAGTTCTGGGGCTCTTGGTTGAGATTTTTCTATACCACCGTGACCACCACATGCACCACCTGCTACTCTTCTAGCTACACTTAGATCACCAAAATCTGTAGCATTACCTCGTGTGGTCATTATAAATGAATCAATAACGTTACTTGTATTTCTTGAGTCTTGACTAGAGGCTGTTGAACCACCAGCAATTACAGATTTTGTATTATCACAAACTGCAGCAGCAGTTATTCTGGCAACAGTTAAGTCTCCAAAATCTGTGGCATTTCCTAACGTACCAAATGTAATTTCAGATATTGTGTTTACAGGTGTATCCGCTGGATAACTTCCTGATCCTCCACCACTTATAAAACCTTTTGTAGAAGTAGATGAACCTGTAGGAGATTTAATGGCTGTTGGTAAATCACCAAAATCCACAGCATTACCTGTTGTAGAAAATTCGATAAAATCTATAACATTACTTGTTCCTGGTGCACCTGCAAAAAAAACACCTCTTGTTGTATTAGATGTTCCTCCAACATCTGATCTTGATCCTGTTAAATCTCCAAAATCGGTTGCATCACCCAAAGTTGTAGGGGTTATAAAATCTATTACGTTTTGGAAACTAGGTGATGCATAGCCACCAGCAACACATATTCTTGTATCTTTTCCTGCTGTTCCCATCATGTATCTTTGAACACTTGTATCACCAAAATCCGAACAGTTTCCTGCTGTTGCAAAGTTTATAGTATCAATTTGAGATGTCATATTTGGAGAACCACCTCCAGTATATCCACCTAACCAAAATGCTCTTGTAGGTGTACCAGTAGAACCCATACCATTTTTGCCTTGTGCTAAATCGCCAAAGTCAGTTGCATTCCCAGCACTTTGTATAATTATCTGATCAATTGTATTTACATTAGAACCAGTATTCCCTCCACCAAAAAAACCTTTATTAGAGTATGCTTGAGGATAAGTTCCTTCGTCTTTTATATTTTTAGTAATGTCGTTGATCTTCCAAAGCCCTCTGGCTTGGTTTCGTCTAGGATAACTTTCAGCCATAGCTTAGTTCTCCTATGCGTCGTCTATCAATTCGTATGATATTGTGACTACTAATGTTGATGCTGCTGATGCTCCACCTCTAATAAGATCAGTTTCTTGTAAATAGAAAGATGAATTTTTATCTACTACGTCAACTGAAGCGTGAGCTGGAACTGTAAGTTCATCAGCTAGTTCTTTGTGAGTTCCTGAAACTTCTGAATCGATTGTAACTGTTGCATCGTTGTCTGTTACGTTTGTAACTCTGATTAAATTAATTTTGTTAACTTGATCTGATGCTGCAGTTAATAATGTAGTTGTTAAAGTTGTGCTTAAATCAGCTACTGCTGATTTACCGTTAATCGTTGTGACATTTACTATATTTGGTGCTGCCATTTTTTATTCTCCTAAACTCCTTTTATCCGAAAACTATCGCAGCTGCAATAGCTTTTCCCATTGATATACCGCTTGACGTTGTAAAACTTAGTGTTCCAGAACCATCAGTCTGTAGTATTTGGCCACTTGTACCATCCGCCGCTGGAAATGTCAAAGCATCAATAGTTACTGTCCCTGAGCCTTTTGGCTGTATGGATACACCAATATTAGTATCATCACCAGATGCAGTAAGTGTTGGTTTGTTTCCTGTAGCTGCGTTATTGTATGTTATTTCATTAACCGCGGAACTTGTAGCTGTTAATTTAAATAGTTCATTGCCATTCGTATCTAAAATAGATGTTCCTATTTTAGGTGATGTTAATGTTTTATTTGTTAAAGTTTGTGTGCCAGTTTCTGTTACTGTGCCTGCTGTAGCTAATGATATTTCTACTATGTTAGGATTAGTTCCATCATCACCTTTTGCAACAACTAATTTATCTCCTTTATCTGTAGCAGAAAAAGTTACAGAACTTCCTGATCCAGACGTATATTTAAACTGAACCGTATATGCACCAGAACTAGAATTTCTTAAAAGATAAAAATTTTGTACATCAAGAGGTATTGTAACAACTGCATTATCGGATAATGAACCAGTAAATTCTATTATTCTATGCGCAAGAACATCTCCTGTTCCTCCATCACTACTTGTTAAAGCAACAGTCCCACCACTAGTTAAAGCTTGTTGTGTAAAACCACCAGATATTTGTTCAATGACTTGTAAGTTTACATTTGTTTTTGAACCCCAAGTTCCAGCGTTTTCACCTGTTTGTTGAAGTTCTACCCCTAAAGGTGTGTATGTTGATGCCATAAATTTTTATCTCCTATGCAGCGTCACTATAACTTGTATTTGATCCAGTTGCAACATCTGAATAAGTGTCATTCGAGCCTGTTGAAACATTACTATATGATGTATTTGAACCAGTGTCAACATCACCATAAGCAAATATATCCACTGCTCCCACACTAGATGTTATTGAAAGACTATCTAATCCTACAATAATATCAGTTAATGATATGGATCCAACACTAGCACTAAACGACTGACCAGTTAATCCTAGGCCTTCTTCTATTGTTAAAGAACCTACAGATGCTGTAGCTGATTGTCCTGTTGGTTGTGCTACTGCACCCCCTAATCCAATTATAGACCCTTGACTAAAAGTTGCTTCTAATCCAGACGGTTGAACTGTATCATTTGGTATTGTAACACTACCAACACTTGCACTAAATTGCACTCCAGTTAATTGTGCCTCTTGTGAAGAAATACCCTGTGCTGTTCCTTGTGCTGATGTGATTGATACACCAGAAAGAATAGCTGTTTCATTTGGTGCTTTTGCTGTTCCTTGACTTGCTGTAAATTCTTGTCCTGATAGACCAACAGTCATATCATTAACAGTTACAGATCCAACAGAACTTGTTGCAGACTGACCAGTTAATCCAACCTGCATATCTACTACAGATACTGAACCAATCGAGAATGTTGCTGATACCCCTTCTATATTTACAGGGACAAAAGCTTCTCCCTGC